GTAGGGAAAATCACATCGCCGGAGTTTCGTTCAAATTGCCAAACATTTTCTACCACCCCATTATTTGCCGACTGTATAAGAAAATCGTTTGCTGATCCATCATACTTAAGCCGAAACCCAAAAGAGCCTGCATCGCCAAATAGGCTATTTGAACCCTCCATTAAGTCAATATCTGCCGAGTCCTCAGAGTTTATATTTGTTCTTCCAACAACAATGTTTGCGAAGTGGGTTGATGGTCTAAGAAATACCTTATGGGTAGAGTCATTATAGTTAAAATCAGGAGCGGCCCCCAAAAGGCCACCTGTATTTACGATTATTTGCGTATCACTCCCTGGCGCGGCGATACTCCCGCCACCAGCGAAAGACGCAACCCCCAGGCCGTTTGTAACCAGGGCTTCCCCGCTACTACCGTCGACAGAGGTGTACGTGACCTGATCAAGCGTAAGGGTGCTGTCCGCATTCATGACAACATCATCATAATTGTCATCGTCTGGATCAAAATGCAATCCCGAACCCTCGTTATCGCCATCAATGCTGAACTTTTGAACCTCGATGTCAGCTTCGTCAAGAGAGCTTCCGTATTGATAAGCGGCAGCTCCCTGCGGGCTAGCTAAACCAAGCGCAATTAAAAGACAAAATATGACTATTCTTTTCATGTATTCCCCATAAAAACAAAAGGTTAGTATTCTTCATTCCTTGAAATTTTTATTGCGATTGTCGTTGTTGCTGCATTCGAACCCTCACCAGTAATCTTAAACCTGGCATACCGAGCAGCCACCGGCGAAAGCGTTCCGATCCGAACAAGTTCATTTGTTAGATTTGTAAAAATATCACTGTGCCCCTCTGGAACAACAAAATTTGCATCTGACGCATACGCTGTCTCGACGGGGCTAAACGATTGCTCTAACTCCACTTTCAAATCAACCGCGCCGGCACTTGTTGCTTGAATGTTATAAGCCAGATTTTCAGCATATCCAATTTCAAAAACACTTGAATAAACTGTAGTCACGCTCGCAGCCACAATATCAAAAACCTCGCCAGTCCCTCTTAATAAGTCACTAACATTTACTTTGCCTCTCATTTCTTTGCCCCCTTTTCCTTTTTAGCGAGATCGGCCTCTCTTCCTTTTATTGAAGATTCAATGACCGCAAGATCTTTTTCCTTAACAGACAACCTTCTTGCCTTTACGCTAACCGCCCGGCGCGCGATGTCAATCTCTGATGCACTTTCCTTTATCGCCGATTTTTCTGCCTTTAAGGCGGTCATGTCCTTTTTCAATGAATCTTCTTTTCCAGAAAGAGTGCCAGCTTGCCGCTCAATGTCTTTCTTGAGGCTCCTGAATTTGCTTATTTCTTTATTAAGGTCTGCCTCTCTGCTGGAAAGAGCCTTGCTATCAGCAGCGATACGGTTCTTAATGTCTAGCAACTCAAGCTTTTTTCCCTCAACATCCTTGTTCTTCGACTCAAAGGAACTCTCAATCGAAGCGACCGCATTCTCCCTTTTTAAAATATCCTTGTTGCGACTAACAACCGCCGAAAGTGCATTTTTAAAAATAGCCTCAGTGTCTTTATTCTTCTCCTCGGCACCATCCAGCTCTACCGATCGACGCTGATTCCTCTCTTTTGCGACAAGCACATCTTTTTCTCTTGATAGAAGTTCCTGTTTCCTCCGCCCCATTGATTCAGTCTCAGCCTCAAGCTGCTTAATTATTTTGTCACGAGCGGCATAAACACCCTTTTCGATTTCAGCCATCTTTCTCTTTTTAACTGCAAGTAACTCCTCGCGTCTCGCTAAATCTGCGAATTCCTCATCATAAAGAGCCTTTTTCTTGTTGACCTTAGCTGCGGTCTCCTCAATGGTCTCCTCCTTTTTTATCAGAAGCTTCTTTATTTCTGCCTTAATCTTAATAATTTGATCTTGAAAAAGCTTTAACCCTCGACTGCGGTTCTTCTCTTGGTCTTCAATTAGTTTATTTACATCTGAATCCATTGATTATCTCCATTCAAGAAAATGAAATTGTCGGGCGCAATCACGCACCCGACAAAACAATTAATTCTTATGTTTAGGGATTGGCATCAGGCTGCATCATCTGAAAACTCGTGCCGTCATAAACCCCCATGACAACACTCCCAGCCTCAATGTAGCCATCAGGGGGTTCGACATTGTTCAAAGATAACAGTGCCTTTGCCCCAAGACCATTCGCATTCACAGTACAAGCGCCAGTGTTTGCCGTCGTAGCTGTGAAAATGATCATCATCCCTGTAGCTAAAGCCGTAGGCGCTGGCGCAAGCGTTATGACATAAGTATCACTCCCCTCACCATCTGCGGCAAAGTTCAGCTCATTAATAAGAACATTCTGAGCAAACGCAACATTTTGGTTTTCATCAATGGAAATGGCCGGGGTTGTTCCCAGTGCCGTACCCAAACCAATAACAAGATCATCTGCAGTATCATCTAGACCTATATGATAATCTTGAGCCGCGCCGTCAAAATTAATCTGCGTATCCTCTTCTCCGGCATCACCCACTGTCATTGCAGGAAGTGCCCCCGATAAGAGAACGTTTGCGCCGTCAGCATCAAAGCGAACCCGCTCTGTAAGCGTTCCGTTAACGTCCTGCGTGAACACAAAGTCAGTGTCATTGGTTGCCCTTGCGGCGGTTGTCTGAACAATGTCAATGCTTGCATGCTCTTCGGCACCAGTGGCATCTTCAGGCTGAAAAGACAACCCGATACCAAAGCCGTCTGTAGCCGTTCCGGTAACTTGGGTTATAACCAGTGCATCAATAACGGCGTTCGTTTCCGTTGTGTTTTGCGTAAACTGGAGATAGTCACCAGCGGTAGCACTTGATGCGCCTTGTATCCTAAGCGTTTCCGCGATTGCACCAGCCGTTTGCTGGCTAATAACTACCGCCGCATCTTCTGAAGCGTCAGTTTCCGTAGTCACCACAACATCAAGGCTTGCTTGTTGTTCTGATCCGCCTGCATCTTCCGGCTCAAAAGAAATACCAATACCATTGCCAGCCGCTGCCGTACCCGTAACTTGCTTAAGAACAAGAACGTCAATAACCGCATCGGTCTCTGACGTATTTTGGGTAAACTGGAGATAGTCGCCAGCGGTTGCGCTCGATGCGCCCTGAATTCTCAACGTCTCTGCAATCGCGCCGGCTGTTTGTTGACTAAAAATAATCGCGGCATCTTCTGAAGCGTCAGTTTCCGTAGTCACCACAACATCAAGGCTTGCTTGTTGTTCAGAACCACCAGCATCTTCAGGCTCAAAGGAAATACCAATACCATTGCCAGCCGCTGCCGTACCCGTAACTTGCTTAAGAACAAGAACGTCAGTAACTGCATTGGTTTCTGTGGTATTAGAGGTGTACTGTAAAGAGTCAGCCGTGGTTGCGCTCGATGCGGCGACTAGTCTGAGCGTTTCCGCGATAGCCCCTGCCGTATTTTGACTAATAATCACGTCAGCATCTTCTGCACCATCAGTCTCAGTGGTCAATGCAACATCAATTGATGCTTGCTCTTCAGAACCGCCAAGGTCTTCAACCTTTATTGAGATACCCGTTCCCAGACCAGCCGCAGCCGTTCCAGAAGTCGTGTGCTCTAAAACAAGAACATCACCAACAGCGTTGGTTGTGGCATCATCATTAACGACAATGACATCGTTAGTTGTTGTAAGGATTCCTGTTTTAGCCAAGGTGAGAATAGTCGCCAAAGAGCCACTCGTGTCACTTTGAATAAGCAGGCTATTTGTAGAAGCCTGAGAAATCAAGGCAATCTCGTCGCCATTATCATCACTCTCATCCGCAGTCAAAAGCAAAATGCCATCTTTTGCCTCAAACCCGTACGCCTCAATGGTTGATGATTCATCATTAGACGCAAACCTCAACTCATCATCTACAACAACGTCAAGCGTGTCATCGCCCATAATTAAAGACGTTACCGTTGTGGCCCCGGCGCCAAACGTTCCGGACGTTTCAACGTTTTCATCGTCAAAAGAGAATTCCCCGGTTGAGGAAGTGATAAGCCCATCACATCCGTTCCAGTTTAGCGAGGGTGTATTTGCTCCAGTCAAAATGGCTTCGATAAAGTCAGTTTCGTCGCCACCGGCCATAAATGCAATGGTTCCATCCGCAACGCTGGTCTCAGGAACAAGCTCGATACTCCCATCGTTACACGTCAAACGCGCGTCATTACCATCAAAATTAACGGCAAGCGTGTCTGAATTGTCACCGATAATTACGCTGTTATTTGTACCACCATCAATGGTTTGATCGTTTTCAAGGGTAATATCTCCGGTTCCCGCTGTAAAGCCAGTCGCCGCAGAATCTCCGCTTGAATGCGTCAAAATGAACTTTGTCGGCGCGGAAACAAGGGTTGTCGTTAAGCCATTATCTTCCCAGGGTGTTGATAGTTGTCCACCACTGGTGAGTGTTGACCCATTAAGGACTAAGGCATCAACGTGGATTTCCGCCACCTCTCGCCCGACGGCCCCAATATCTGACGTGGAATCTTTACCCGGAAGCATGTCGCCGTTTGTAGTGACAACTTCCCAATGAGGCTCGCCAGTTGAATGCTGCCCCCCCATCGCATCCGCTCTTACCGCAAAAACACTAGCTACGGGCAGGAGAAGAACTGCCAAAATCGCTGCAATTGAAACCCTTTTCATGTTCATTATTTTTTCTCCTTCTTGTTTTCCTTAATGAGTAAGCAAATACCCTCTCTATCAACACTATATAAAAGACCCTTCCCGGCAGCCGTTGCAATTTCGTCTTGGCTTAACTTCCTAGGAGGTTCAAGATCTTTTAGTGTAACTACTCTCGCTGTCTTCTCTTCTTTTTGCTTCAAATCATCAAGCAAATCTTTTGACGATTTTGTTGTTTTTGCACCATCCCTGTCCATTCTGAAACCTCCTCTTCTAATTTACCCCAAAGCGATTAAATTGCCTTATTGTTCTGTTATAGGAAATGTTTTCCCTCCGGGTCAATTCTTTGCCATTCTCTATGTCTCTGGTCAACACAGTAACCCACTTGCCCTTGTATTTCACAAGAGGCAAATTATCGGAACTTGGCGGAGTTCCTGTTGAGTCCTCCGCCGACATCCCATTAATCTCATCCCTGCCAAAAACAGGAAATAAACCACTCCCTTTGCTCATTATGCTGACGTTCCGCCACCACGAGACCACGCCTTGCGGCTACGAATCCACAGGCCACACCTTGCCATAAAGTAAGCCTTGAATCCACCCGTTGCGTTATCTTTAAAGTACGTAATTTCAGGAGTTTTTCTATTCATGAAGATAATGTCTTTATGCTGACGCTTCCCTACATAAAATGGATAAGTGCTACCCACTACATCATCAAGATATCTCCACGGAATCACCTGATCAACTATGCCAACATAGGGGTTTGTATCGTTCAGATTGAATCCAGGGATCCCCTGACCCGGATTTAATATTCTCTTTGCCATGAATTGATCGGTAGGATGAACAAGCAGCGTATCTGCCTGGTTCGTCATTCGCTTATTTTCCTCAGTATAGGCAATGGTCACTGTATGACTAATGTACACAGTTTCCAAGTTCGCTGCACTTAAAGCCAATCCCGCAAATGAATTAAAATAAGTACCACCTTTTTTATTAGTACTTTCATTCTCTGTAATGTTGAACCACGGCTTGCCATCAGCAAAAAGTTTCCCAGACGGGTCAGGATTGTCCTCATGCGAACCATCAAAAACCTCATCGCCGAGAAGATTTCCACCCTCCTTGAAAATAGATGCACCGAGCTCTTCCTTTGTATTTAAATAGTCAAGCGACGTGGCATCCATCCATGTCGCAAGAAGCTTTTTAACCTTAAGACTATCCTCCGCAGCCTCTAGAGTTATTGCTTTACCATCAGAATAGGTATCATTGGTCCCGTAATAACTCCAGCCCTGGATGCCCTTGCCGAAGAAGATTGGCTGTCCTTCGGAATCATGCTTAACCACGTTGCCGTTTCCAAGCATTTGTGTTATTTTCTCCCCAGCAGCTTTTGAGTCCATCACTTTAAAAATAACAGGGTGGACATGCTTCGGAGCCTCCTCTTTTTGATGTACAAAAAAGACTTTGTACATGTCTTGCACGTATAACGCTGAATTGTCACCTCTTGTTCCCGGCATAGATTAGCCCTCCATATAAATTAATTAATTAATTAAGCAACACCACCAAGTATCTGTTTTGCTGCAACCATTTTTACAAGAACGTACCCGTCATTAATCCCGGCAGCAGTTGCCGTCGCGGCTTTTCCACCAACAATCATCACGGTATCCTCATCCGATTCAGTCAAATTCATATACTGAACATTGCTTACTACAACAACATCACAAGTTTTACCAAGGAGTGCGTCAGAATAGTTCGCAGTATAGGATGACCCATCATAAATAAATGGACACATGAAAATAGCGTCAGTATCGGTAATTACCGCAAGCTTGTTGTCGCCATCAGTAGATCCCGCCGTTAAATCACCAGTAATAGCCCAGCCAAGAATTGAGGCCGTTCCATCCGTTACTAGTGAGAGATATCCACCATCATTAAAAACAAATCGCCCAGATTGAGATTTAAAAACAGCGTTGGCACTAACACCAAGCCCCGGGACAATTCCCCGTTGTTCTGAATTTATGCAATGAAATACAAGTTCAGCCATTAAACTTCTCCTTAATTTTATTAAACATTATTTACCTTAATTGATTCATAATAAGCCTTGTAGGCTCCGGCAGCTTTATCAAAATACTGCCCGTAAGTGTGTAGAGCTTCTTTCTTTTCTTCATCTGAAAGTTTTGCTCCGTAACTTGTTTTTGATTTAGGCCCTGGGGATCCCTCGCTGCTGGGCTTCCTCACTCCTAAAATCTTTGCGTCTTCTTTTCCTCGTTTATATGAAAGCTCTCTTGCTGCCTTAATATCTTCGTCATACTTAGACCCCTTTACCCAGGTTAGAACCCCGCTTAATTGATCCTTTGGGCTCTCGGCTGAATAAACAATTTGAGACTCTGGGATGTTATTTACTATCTTTGAAATGTAATCTTTGTCTTTTTGGAATTCCTCTGGAATTTCATTGAGGATTTGCCCCCGAATATCTTTCGCATTGTCCATGAGTTCTCGAGCCTGTCTTTGACTTTCCTGCACAAAAAGATCTTTTGTTGCGTTTTTTGCCAATTGCCAAACTTTGGAATCTTCAAGGTCCTCAGTCAAGTCAGGGTTTTGCTTTCTATACTCTGAGACAACATCTTCTTTCCGATATATTTTGTCGCCGGAAACAATTCCTTCTTCTGAAAATTGAACATCAGGCTCTTTTCCGATATCCTTAATTTGCTTTTGCAATAGGTTGTTTGCTTCCTGGTTCTTGCTGGAGACCTTCTGCAAATGCCGGTAGTCTTTCGCAATCTTTACGGCATCATAATTATGCTGCTTCGCGATATTAAAATCTTTTTCAGCCTCTTCAGTTGCTTTCTCAATAGAGATATTCTCTTTGTTAGCGATTTCTTTGGCGTATTCCTCTATCTTGTAACGGTCACCCTCGCCAGATTCCTCGTCATCTCCCTCTGTCTTTTCATCTTCATCCTTCGCCACTGAATCTTTAGTCACATCGCCTTCGCCGGGGTCTTCTTCTTCATCACCACTGCCATCTTCACCCCCATCGTCCGACCCTGATTCCTCTTCCTCTTCCCCGTCGGCCTCTTCAACTATTGGCTCAGCATCAAGCTTCTTTGCTTTCTCTGTTTCGGCAGCTTGGCTCTCGAATAACTTTAAATAATCATCTCCGGTTGACACTTCTGGGTCTAAAACTGTTTCTACTTCTGGCATGAATCTCTCCTTTTGAGTTCCATCTTTCGGTGGCTGTCTCTGTTACGCATTTCCTGCGCCGACCTGCGTTGCTTGCACATTGGCAATCCCCGCCTGCATCTTTTTAATTAAATACGTCTCTTTATCTTTTAACGCTTGCGGAGTTTTAGCCGAAAGCATATGCCCGAAACAGGAAAAAAGATACGCAGGTGTCGCGCCTAGAATAAACCCCTGCATCAATACCAGCTCATCTCGCGTAAACCCGCCAACCTCAAATGTCTTTTCCGCCCAATAAAGCAGTGCTTTTGACGTATTCTCCTTCGAGGTATCGATGAGCTGCCCACTATCTTTTATTGCTTGAGTGGTTATTTTCTCACGAGGCCCAGAAAACTGATCCTCAACATACTGATATCCTTGTTCGACCTTTAACGGCTTATCTGGATCATACCGAACCCTACCCATTGAGACCTTCGGGGTCGTCGGTTCTGGGGCATCCTTTTTATCAGAATCCATCGTTTCTCCATAAAAAAAAGCCGATAGACGAATTTCTTCATCTATCGGCTTCTATTTTCTTAGTTAGCGCGAAAATCTTCTGGTATTAAACTCTAATCTACACTAGTGTAACAAACTTCTTCAACTCCTGCAATTTTACTATTATTATAATGGATTTCCCGCCTTCCGTTTACTAGCTTAAGCTTCTCAATCGTTCCACCATCAGTCCATTTGTGCTTAATAACTTTTACAACGCGTTTGCTATCCTTATCAAAAACAAAAGAAAGACGACTAAGTTCAAACCCAAGCCGTTCCAAATCATTTATAATGCTCTTTAATTCGGAGTCATTTCCCATTAAGAATAGTCTCCTCGTTCGGCACCTTGGCCTGTTGGCAGAGCATTATTATATCCTCTAATGCGTTTGCAATCGCCACTCGGTCGCAAGGCACCGAAACAAGGTCTATTAAATTACAATAGTGGCATTTTAAACTAAAAGACATCACACCGTGCGGGTCGCCATCCGCAAAAAAATCTCGAATCACGACAATCTCACCCTTGGCAGCCCTTTTGTTAGGCATGCCCCCAAGCTCTTTTTTTGTGCGAAAAAGTCCATGTGCAAGAATTCCCTGACGCATTAAAGTTATGTTATCCTTACTTGGGTTGTCTGCGAGATCTCCAACCAGCGGTGGTGCATCTGGAAAAAAATCAACAGGGGTATCAAGCATTACACTCGCTCCGGGTTTTTCGCATTGTCAATGAAATCGAAAACTTTCGTCGTTAAATCAAAATTGTCAACCTGTTCAAAAATTTCATAATATAGACCGACCTTTACAAGACATGCCTCGAGGAACCTTAAGCGTTCCTCATTGCTAATCGACTGATGTTTCATCATCGCAATTAACATTAAGTCCTTAAAATCGTCAAACTGCGACTTAAAGCTTTTGTAATTATTTGACGAAACCAAATCTCTTGCGGCCTGGGACATTACGTCCTCAGCCCCCTGGGTCGATTGCTGGTATTTCACCTTATTTTTAAACATTCGTTGCGGGCTCCCTTTGTTCTGCAGCCTGTTCTCTGGCCTTTATTTCCTCATCTGACGGATTTGTTCCCATATCTGAAACCAGGGTTCTAACCGAAGATACCAATTCATCCGCATCGAATTTTATTGGAACACCTAACTGGCTTTCTTGCAGTTTCCCCTCAAGATACATTAGCGTTCCCTGTGTGATTGTCTGCATAATTTTCTGATCCATCTCTGCGGGTGACGGGAGCAGGTCATTTATGTGGTTCTCTACCAGCGGCGACCAGACCGTCACAATCATTCTTAACAAGTTATTCACGGCCTCCGGATTCTTCGCTAGAATTGGCTCCTGCCTCAAAAATGAATAAAGTGCGACAAGCTCGCGTTTAAGATTCAGCTTGTCAACATCAAATGCGTATGCCTGCGACTCAAGAACAACGGACGATGAAAAATCGCCAGAGGTTAATACTCTACGATCAATGCCCGTGTCTTTTGCCTTTGGCGTATACTCAATTCCTTCACCGGCCATTTGAGCGTAAATTGCAAAAATGATCTCCGGAATCTTATTAAAATTAGTTGAAAGTGTTTTTATATACCGCTTAAGCTTCTTTGCACTCTGCCCCATTAATGCCAGCGTTTTCGTCGCAGGAGCTGAGGGGTCAATTGGGCTTTCCCTGCCAGATAGCAACGCTGAAACTCCGGAAACGTCCTCAGCACGCCGGTCGATAGTCGCCATTAGCGCAAGACCAGAGCCAACATCTGGCGGTCTTATATGGTTTGATAGAAAATCAATATTGTCATCGGGCTTGTCTTTAATCAGAGGGAGCCCCAATGAAAACCGATGCCCCAAAAACTGCCGAATGATGCTTGAATTCTTTGGGGCGATAGGGGTCACTGTAATCGCTTGCATATAAGCCTGCAAAATCATGTTCGTCATTGCATTCTTGAATACATTTAGCATTGTCAATTCAGATGAAATCGCATAATTCGCATGATAAAAAAGATCGCCGCGCTCCTTGCAATACAGTGGCAGGTAGTAACATCGCAGGCTATGCCATGGGTAGAGTTGAGACCCGATTATTTTTTCAGACTCTTTCTCAACCCATAATACTATCTTTTGAAACTCGCTATCTGTTTCTTTTATTTTGCATAGAAATACATTCTCAAAGACCGTGTAATCCTTGGTTTCAGCTGACAAGTCGCCATCGGTAGTGTCCGTATCGCCATGGCCAATAACTTCGTCAATATCATAAAACTCACCTATCTCCTCTTGGTGTTTCAACTCCCAATAAGTGTATTTTTTTTCTTCACAAATCAATCTTGTAGAGCATAGCCCTTCATATCCATCGACATCTGAGCGAACAAGAAAATTCTCAATAGGAACACTCGTCACATAAGGATCATTGTAAACGATGTCCTTATACTCAACAACCAGCTTTAAATCAGTTCCCTCATTAAGCGTTCTACTATATCCGATGAGAGTTTTAGCTAGAGCGGTATCACCTACGCGCTCTGCCTCGAGAAGAGCTTCTTTATACTTCTCATCAAAAGAATTTACGCCATCAAGATGCTCAATGGTTTCTCCTGGAGTCAAAAGGCTTGCCCGCGCCTTTCTGCCCCGATAAAACTCTTCCCGTCTCTTGTTTTCAACAACAATCCGGTGAGAAAACTTAAGAATTCCGTCACCCTTGAGCACCGCGCTAAGCACCGCTTTTTCTGTAGCCTTCCTTAACGGAATCTTTTCATCGATCTTTTGATCAAGAAACTCTTCTTTTGCTTCGGCAACCCCATCTTTAGAGGATCCCGTCCGGTTCTTTATTGAAAAAACACGCCCTGTATCTGGGAATAACAGATCAATAATAGTGCCTTGCACCTCATCAACTTTTTCCGTTGTCATTGGATCATATAGGGTAAAGTCAGTTGCGGGATTTTCAAGATAAACCCTATCATACTGAGCCTCTGCAATTTCATATTTATCTTTTAAATTATTATCACTAATTTGGCGAAGGATTTCCTCCTTTTCCGCAGACAACTCCTTAAGTAGACGTTCTTTTTGGTCGTCGCTAAGCGTTAGCTTTGTCTTATATGAAGGGAGTTCCAACGTCTCAGTAATCCCTTTTGCCTTTGGAAGCTTTTCTTTTTCAAATTCAAGTTTTTCCATTCAGATTACCCCCCGAAGCCACCATTTGATCGAGACTGTATTTCATATTGGGCCTCCTCATATTCATAGTCGTTTATCGTATGATTAGCATCAATTGTTGGAACAAACTGGCTGCCCCAAATCCCCTGAAAATACGTAATTGCCCGGTCTATCTTGCCGAGCCGCTCACGGGTACGATCACGAACCTCCAAACTAATCTTCCCACTACTATCAATTACATTATATCGAAATCCTGCTAACTGTCTACGGGTTTCCTCACAATCAACATAATCTAGTTCTAAATCAAATAGCTTTTCCCGGGTATACCATGCCGCCGCCGTCGTTAAGTCGCGAAATCGCGCCTTGTCAATTTCGCTTGTGGCCTGCGCAACAAAAGGGATCACCTCAATGTCAGAGTTGTCTTCTATCCAACTCGCCATTGGTGCCCCGACTTGGTTAGTATCTACCACTAGATGCGTCAATCTGTTCTTGTGACAAAATTCAATGGCCTCACCGACTATTTTCCGTGGATCTTTTAAATGCAAAATGCGAGTGTCAATAATCTTGTAATTTTTGAACCCCATCAGAACACATTCATCGCCTCCTAGCGACGGATCCATTGCACCGTAACGCTTCTCGCTCATTGTTACCTGCACCTTCTCCTTTACGGCCGCCAGCATGTTTAGCGTAATTACAATCATGTCGCATTGGATTGCGTCCCAATCTCCATCAAGATATGCAGCTAAGAGCTTCTTGTCATATCCAAAGGCGCTTTCTAAGGTTTCAATGTAGTCATGCGGCAAGTGCTCGTTGTCTCGTGGAAGGGCCGGAATATATGACCGTTTAGTCCCCTTTGTATCCTTCCGCCCCTTTAAGACAAAATCATCTTTCAGCCAGCACTCAGCCGGATTCGCGGTATACAGCGTTTTGTATGGCGGAGCGATGCCATTGTACTTTAATCGCAGCGATCCCTCCATTACGGCGATATCTTTTTTCTCAGTTTCTTCAGCCTGATCAAGGCCAACAAATGCAAGCTCTGCTGAATTAAATTTATTTACGGTATCGCTATGATCAAGCCCCCCGTATTCAATAATTGCCACGTCCATTATTGTTATGTGCTGCTTTTGTTGGTTTATTTTGAACAAGTGTGCTGGGATGATTTTTTTGAAAGTAACAAGGGTTGTTTCGTTAAAGTCTTTTGCGTGCTTGCGACCAATAAACCCCAATGGCACCGGATACGCAACATTTTTAATGCCCAATAAGCCGATAAGAAACTTCGTCCAGGTAAACGCCCATAAGCAGAATAAAAAGGACTTGCCGCCGCCCTTTGCCCCGCCATACAAAACCTCTCTCTTGATATAAACAAGCTCCTTGCCCCGTGGAGTGTCCATTTCCCACTGATCCACGCTTGTAAGAACATCCCACGCCTCGGTTTGTCGAGGAGTTAGATCAACCGTTAAAGAGTTTTTTTGCATATTTAATTATAGATTAAAATCTTAGATTTCAACACTCTTGCTCTCTCCAGTCGATCCAGAGCCGCCAGCGGCCTTGTTTATCGTTATTTGAAATGGATTATCTTGCTGGCCGCCCATGTTGATGTCGCGAGTGTCTTTGTACTTCCCGCTGCTTCTATTCTTTAAGTAAAATTCTATTGCCCGTTGGTCATGAATACCGATATTATATAGCAACTTGCCCTCAGCAAAATCAACAAGAGACTCCTCATGAAGGATAAGAGCTGCCGCAAACTCTGGCCGATCCTTTTTCCAGTCGTAATACGTCTGACGAGAGATTCTAATCGCAGCACACACCACACTTATATTAGGCCCCTTTTTCCACAAAGTCTTCAGGAACAGCTTTTGCCTTTCTGTCAAATTTTCAAACCCAGGGACAACAAGGTCTAGATGGTCTGAAACTACTGAAGTGGCTGGGGCTGGCGTGTCCTTTAACTCACAGTCAGTGTAATCACCAGGTCGCCCTATCGTCTTATTATTTTCCATGTAGCTATCCTACCCTATTTCCCCTGCTTCTTCCAATAAAAAACATAACTCACTCTCCATCTCTTTGCTCCTCCCTCTGAGCCTCCCTCTGAGCCCGCGCATTAACCACTTTAGAGAGGCGATCTATCATCTGGTACATATGCTGCACCTGCAACCTGGAAATAACGAGGTCTGTGGTGACTTGGAGATAATCATCAACGGACACAGTGACCTCTGCCTCTTCAGTTGATTCTATTTCTACTTTCAGGGGAGGTCTCCGTGCCCCTAGCGTGAATGCAGTGAGTCCAAGTGCCACCAATATTAAAAAAAGCATTATAAGCCACGCGCGGTCATACTTATCAATTGTCAACGAGAATACAGCCAAGGCGGCTCCCAAGCTCAACAAAATCACAAGCCAAATAGAAACTGATCCCATCACTCACTCCTCTCAGCGATCAAATTTCCTATTTTTCATAAAGACTCACTGTTTCCTCTGGAAAATCTTGGTTTAAGCCCATACACCATTATACCCTAGTAATGGAGCGCGATCAAGATAAAAAAGTTCTTGACATGTGCCGCAGAGTGCGGTATAATTTACTCATGGGCAAGAACACCACCACCAACAACAACAAAAAATGGGAACAAAAAATGGGCAAAATAACATTCGTAAACGATTATGAGCTGCCGACCGATATTGATCACACCGAAATAACAGTAACAGCCGCAGTATCTAGCCACTACAGATACGTACTGGCCCACGCAAAAAAAGCCTCCGTAACTTTTTTTGAGGAGATTGAGGAGGACGAAGATATTTTGCGCGCAAAAGACGCTCTCGACGGTTTGACGAACGAACTCGTCAACGTACAAAAAGACCTAATTTTTTGTCAAGAAAATCAGGAAATTTGTGAAACACTCGACTACGAAACGAATATGAAAACGATGAAAACACTAAATTCTGAGATTAATTTTAATCATTTTTTCAACGGAACCGACAAATACCCAGACGGCACGACTACCGCCTGGCACGAGCTGAACGGGATCGTTATCAAATTCGTAGTTTGTGTAGAGACAATCGCTGTTAAAAACACGTTGGAGAAAAACAGATGAAAACCCCGAAATCAAAATGCGCACACATCAATGTTCGCGTGAGTCAAGAAACAAAAGAAAATTTTTTGCGACTTGTCCAGCTATCCATCCGTAGCCAAACGAATTATTTAGAAACGATGATCGCGGATAAGACGCGAAGGTTAATGACACAAAGAGGGAGACTGAAGACATGATCATGGACGTGGCAGTTATTGTTTCGTTGTTTTTTACTGCGGTGGGCGGCTGGCTTCTCTGGATTGAATTCGATCGATCCGCAAAAGATCTTCAGGCCTTTGAAAGTGGGCATCGATATCTATCTGATGAAATACATGCCCTAAGTAGAAGGGTATGGACGATAGAAAAAAACCTTGCCAGGACAGGGGCCCTTCTGGGTACCTGCACAGCCACATCGCAGTATCGGAGTCGCGAAAACAGCAATGGCGATATAGTTCTAGCCGAAACGATGGATTAAGCGAATAATTTTTTTTACTTGACACGTGCCGCACAATGCGGTACGCTTTGGACATGGGCAAGAACAACATCAACAACAACAGCAACAAAAAAGGGGAACAAGATGAGCACAGAAGAAAAACTATGGGCAGCGATACAGGAGCATGATGCGAGGGAGATGAGCCGATTGATGAATGGGCCGCGTGAGGATGAGTTTGGGATGGATTGGATAAACTAATGGACGCCAACAAGAAAAGGAGGGAGTCCTATGAAAAGAAGGAATTTGATATTTGACAGAAAAAAAATCGTTTTAAGAAACAATAGATACCGTGTGGAATGCGAAACAGAGAAAGAAGTTAATCTGCTAAAGATTATCGACGACATCATATGGATGGCGATTCGCTATGCAGATGGCCGACACACTTATGCGCCGTCGGTGGTGAGGGATGCCCTGAAGGAGATTAAAGAGATGTTTCCCGGGTATAAGTTGGGTAGTGACATGGTGATAGAAAAGCCAACAGAGGCTGACTTATTAGAGGCCGGCGCGTTTGCTTCTGACTATCTTTACGATATTTTTAAGGAGGGTTAATCTATGGGTGGTTTCAGAAAGCCAGACTGCCCCAAATGTGGAAGCAGAAAATTAGGAAGAACCCCAATATTTGACAATGGCGGGTGGATGCATATTGTTGACTGTGGAAATTGCGTTTATATCGAAATTTTTATGTCTAATAAAGAGCTAGAAGAATTTATTTTATCGAACAATGGGAGCAGAATAGAGGAGGGCAAAGATGCAAACTGATTGCGTAAATTACGACGACTGTAGGAAGCCCGTGGAAACCTGTACGAAAGCGTGCAAGTTGTACTCATGTATTGAGGATAAGGATAAATAAAAAAAAAGGGGGTGATCTGCGTGCAGAGTTTGATAATGACGATGCAGGAGATGCGCGGATTGATAGATGCATATGAATCTGCGTTGATTGAGGCCGTGTCACCAGAGAACATAGCAGCAGCACATCAGTTGATATGGGAGATACAGAAGTTGACCGAAGCGGCAATAGGATAATCGTGTAGAGAGATGTTCGACCCATTTATCTTGCACGGGAAAAAGAGGAGAATAAATTTAATGGATGAATTAAAGAAAATATTACTTAACACTTTTGAGGAAGTTATTACGATCGCAAGGGAGAAGGAACAGCTCATCGCGGGCAAGAAGTCATTAAAACGAGAAGTTGCGGCATTGACCGCAAAGAACAAAGCCGATGCCCGCCTCTTAAAGCACGCATATCGGACTCTTATTCTTTTCCGAAACCACATGACAAAAAATAAAGTTGAGGAAATGGAGGTAATGAAAGAACTGCGCATGGGTATGCCCCCCCCCCTATCCATAGTCGAGAGCGCACGATGTTACCTAAAGGATTTGGAATAGCCAGCAAGAGGATAGCAAACATGGCCGCGCGGCGAAACTATACTAACTCAATTATCACCATCCGCGTCTTTTTTCTTTTCGCCCTCTTTTGCAATAGGTAAAAACTTTTTCCGTAGCCATTCCTGGGTTCCGGTAGCGTCTAAAAACTCACCTGGCTCAGGTTTATTTTTCATGGTTGATGTTCCAGCTCAACTCTTTCATTGTTTAATCTCCTTTCATTTTTCTCTCGTAGTCGCCGCGTGCAGGCCCCCAGCCGACCCGCGCATGGAAACACACCTGCGGCCCATTGATGTGCGCGCGTGCATGGTCCCAGCCTCTAAAAAACGACATCTGCGGTGCCTGGCAATGGCCCATTATGTCAATTCCTCACTTCTCTTGCTGACGGATTGCAAAAACTCATTGCCGATCTCGCTGATTTTTTTAACCGCCGGGTTATCCTTCTCGCCGCAAAGATACAGTCGCGGATCACCATCGAACACCACTCCATCCTTGAGCAGAAGTGCCGCCCTTCGCCAGTTTTTTTCATTTTCAACCCGGATGAGGTTGAGCGACGGAAATAAAGCATCACCCTCGTAAAAATGCTCACGAGTCTCAAGAAATTCCTTCACAACCCTGGAAAACACCCAGTTTTCCCAATTTTCAAGTTGTTCGTAAAGAATTTCAAAAATCATAATTTCACCGTTGATTTTTGCTGACCAAGATGAGTGATTGGGATACGTTGCCTTTATTCTGGCAATTTTAGATTGAAAGAGTTCAGGTGACAGCATCGATAATTTTCCCCTTTCCTAGGTTCGCTAAGGCACGCCATGATTCGTCCTGAATAGCGTCATTGCTGGATTTAGACTTTAAACTAAGAGTTTGAAAGTGTTTTCTTAGTTTATGTGCAGACAAAATATTATTTTTCCAAAACGAATCTTGTTGCGACCACTCGATTGCCTTTTCAATTTCAGGGAAAGATCTCTTGTCAATCCGCATGAGCTTGTCAATGACGGAAGCCCATGCCTGAATATTTGGTTGTTTTGCGAGAGGATCTCTCTCTGCAATTTTTTTAAATAAAAAACAAGCCAACATCACTGGCAATGAATTTTCAGAAAATTTATTTTTAACAACACTTCCCTTTTCCATTCCCTTTTCCATCTCCATTCCCTTTTCCATTAACGCCGGTGATTTACCGTCTATGAACGGTGGCTTAACGGTTAACTCACCGTTAAGGGTTGAGTTGTCACCCTCATATGCTGGTATAGCTGATTTCTTCTCAGTATGGTGCGGCTTTTGGTGCTTCAGAAAATTTAAAATCTGAATATATCTTCTTTCGCAAACGGTATATCTAATAATAAATTTTTTTTTGCCATAGCATAAGTTATCAAGAATATTTTCCATATTAATATCATCGTCATATGGGAAAATTGAGATTTTTAAGAATTTTGGTCTATCCTCTAGCCGACCTTCTTTGTCAGCATGCAACCAAAGTCCCTGAAAAGCTAATCGCTCAGAAAAGGGAATTTCGCCCAAATCTTCATCTGTAAAAAAATCAGGCTTAAGATATCGTATTCGTGCCAAAGTCATCCCTCCTCAATCAAACAACATGTCATTAAATTTAACAGTATCTACATGTAATTTCCCGAAGATCTTTTTTACAGGGATATACCCTTTTTGAAATCGCAGATGTGCAGCACTGTAGGTTATGCCCTGGCGCGCCGCATATTCGCTTAATAGGATGTACCTTTTTTCGTAGTTTTCCATAGATCCATTTTCCATTTTTGATTAAAGTTAACATTTAAGATCATACCAAATTCTTAGTCAAGAAGCTACAACTATTCTCAAGGAAGGTAAATAAATATCAACCTGGTAGGTGCCGCCAAGCCGCAACAGATTCACTAATCGTGAAGCTTTTCGGCAAGACTTTATGTAACTGGAACCCATAAACTTTCATCAATTCAGGCGCAGACCATTGAAAACTGTGGATATATTTATGTAACACGATGTACGGATTAACCTGGTTACGCAATCGACACATCTAAAAAACGTGGCGATACAATTCGGTTTCATAACCACATTATGTCAATCATAATAAAAATCAAAACAAGGAAGAAGTGACAACTGTCTTTGATAGTGGATATTGGGGCTAAACAGCTTCTCAATTGTAGGTTTTCTTTTTGTTTTTCCGAGAACTGAAAAATGTTGGATTTCAAGGATGCATTTAAAATCAACTGGGGCACAATATTCGCTTATAAAACACGTATGTCCTTCTTCCGCTTTTTTTCTACACCATTGCCAAAATTCTTCATGGTCAATTCCTTGAGGATATCCGGAGGTGCGGGCATACGGAGGATCGCAATAAATAAGACTATTTTTAGGAATTTCTAAATCAAGATAATTCCCGCATTTGAAAACAACACCTTTAATATTAGGAGCTTGTTTAAGTAAGGATCTGGCACCGATTTTTGCATAATTTCTCAACCTCTGGTCTTGTGCGTAACTGCGCTGCCAAATCCCACCAAAACTACATAGAAACCCAACAAATCCGACAAGCTCAGGAGCATAGTTGTTTGGCTTCTGCTTAACCTTATAGTAAAAATCGCGACTTACGTCAACGGGGGGAATCCATCCGCGTTGCACAGCCTTTAGCATTGCTATTAAATAAACATGACTATCGTTTCCAATGCGAGGGCCAGGAACTTTATCAATTAGATTCGCACCGCCGACAAAAGGCTCAACCCACCATTGATCAAAAGTCCTCTCCGCAAGCATGATTTGCAGGATGGCTTTAGATATCTTGTTTTTACTACCCATATATTTCATTTAATAATAATATCACACAAGATTAGTAATAGAAAAAGGAGGATAGGTGTCATGTAGGTTTCATGAATGGTTCCTTGACACCTATTAATAAAAAAGGCAGCCGCGATGAACATGTCTCCGTACTTGGGCAAGTAAGAGAGACTGGTGGGGAGCGGCTGCCTGATATTCAAGGCATTCATTATAGCAGATAAGCTATTTTTATTAAAGCATTTTCTTCTTGACAGCGTGTGGCGGATGTGGGACAATGGGGCCATTGATTAACAACACAAAAAAGGAGGCGGGGCATGGATGAACAAAGGTTAATGGGCACGAAGGAAGTGATCGCCGATCTGTACCCAGAGCCAAAAGATGCCGAGTTAGTAGAAAAGTGGGTTGAGGTTGAGGGTGAATATATGTTTGGAATGTTGGCGGTCTGCGCCCAAAAAGAATATATGTTAGATTTGGCTAAAAAGTTAGCGGAAGAATCCAGAAAGCAGTGTAACTAAAAAATGAAAAAGGAGGCGGGGCATGGATGAACAACGGTTAATGAACACGACGAATGAAATGATAATAATGACGCCAGAACTGCAAGTTGTCGAAAAAAGCAGGGCCGATCGAATAGTAGCGATCTTTGTGCCGATGGCAAATACGCTAAAAGACTTTGAGGAGCAATACAACAGAATAGTAGCGGAGGCAGAAGCAAATATCGCCGATGACGTGGTTATCGCGGCCAAAAGATTACGGCTGGATATCGCAAAAGTTAGAATATCAACCGAAAAGGCACGCAAAGCACAAAAAGAGGAATATCTGCGTGCAGGGAGGGCTATTGATGGCGTAAGTAATGTTTTAAAGTGGGCTATTTCAAGAAAAGAAGAAAGATTAAAAGAAATAGAATGTTATTTCGAGACGCAAGAAAAGGCGCGTTTAGAGAAACTTCAGGTTGAGCGATCAGAACTAATCGCGCCATTCCTTTTCGTTGATGATATGTTAGGGATTGATTTTGCGTTAATGCCGGATGATGTTTTTGAGGTTTATTTTCAAACAAAAAAAAGAAACTATGAGGAAAAAGTTACGGCTGAGGAAAAAGCAGAAGCGGAAAGGGCCGCTGCCGAGATTGCAGCAAAGGAAGAGCGGGAGAGAATTAATAAAGAAAACGCGAAGTTGAAAAAAGAACGCGAAGAGCGAGACCGAGCAATTGAAGAGGAGCAACGACAACGCGCAATAGCAGATAAAGCCATAACCGAAAAACATGAAGCCGAGTTAAGGGCGGAACGTGAAAATGCTGCAGCGATTGCCGCCGAATTAGAAAAGCAAAAGGTGGTTGAGGCTGAGCGTTTAATTAAAATAGAGCAAGACGCTGCGAAAAAACAGGAGGAACAGGAGGCGCGCATTCAAGCGGAATTAAGCAAGGGCGATTCGCAGAAAATATCAGACTTTATTTCGGAAATTGAGGAACTTAAGACCAAATACTCATTTAAGTCAAGTATCAATCAGCGAAAAGGTGAGCGCGTTCAGTCCCTACTCGTCGCGGCAATAATTGAATTAAAGGGGATTAAAATTAAGGGAGATCGGTTATGAATGATAAAACAAAGACACATTGGTTGCAGAATCCAAACAAAAATTATTTAGGACACTGGGATCTTCCGAATGGGAAAGATGTTGTTTTGACAATCGACTCTGCCCAATGGGAGGAGGTGGAAAACCCCATTATTTTAAAATCAGAGGCAAAACGCGTTGTTCGGTTTAAGGAGAAGCATGCCTGGGTAAAGCCGTTTATTTGCAACCAGGTCAATGCCCAAACAATATGCGGAGTTACGGGCAAGTCTTTCATGGAGGATGCGCAGGGGAAGGCCATCAAGCTCTACTGTGGGCGAACAAAAGTAAGTGGCGTTGAAGTGGACTGCCTGCGAGTACGAAACGAGAAATCCGAAACACTGCAAAACATAAAGCTTATTACTGCGGATGAGGTGTCAGCGGTAGCAGGACTTATATTCATGCACGAAATTGACATAGATAAGGTTTGTACCGCATATGGAATTGAATCTATTTGTGATCTTCCACAGTTTAAACTGCAAAAGTTGATTAAGCAAATAGAGGCGAAAGCGCAGCAGCAGGAGGCGCAACGTGAAAATTCTTGAGATGGAACAGGGGTCTACGGAATGGTTTGAGGCAAAGCGTGGAGTTTTATCTGCCTCAAATTTCTCAAAAGTGGTTACGAGCTCTGGGAAAAGGAGCGAATCACAAAAGGAGGTTGCCTTTGAGTTAGCGTCACAGGTGCTTTTGTCAACAGTTGAGAAATCATTTCAGAGCTATGACATGGCACGCGGCATCGAGTTGGAACCATCGGCGCGGCAAGCATATCAAGAATACTCATTAAATATTGTTCATCAAGTCGGTTTTATAATTAGTGATTGCGGAAATTATGGGTATTCACCTGATGGGCTTATTGATAATGATGGATTGATTGAAATTAAGATGCCAATAGCAAAAACACATTTAAAATATTTATTGGCTGGGAAACTGCCAACAAAGTATATCGCTCAAACACAGGGTGGCCTTTATGTTAGTGGCCGGCAATGGTGCGATTTTGTTTCATATCACCCCGACATTGAATTTAATGACGGGCTTTTCGTTATTCGGACGTACAGAGATGAAAAGTTTATTGCTTGTTTGGCTGAACAAATTAATGCAACAATAAAGACGAAACAATTAATTCTTAATTCTATTCTAAAAGGAGATTGACATGTACAAGAAAAAGGATTTTACAAATGTTCAGGAACAAAAACCGTTCAAATTGCTGCCGGAGGGATACTTTAACGTAACCATCACTGGAGTAACGGACAAAAAATCTAAGGCGGGAAATGACATGGTTGAAATGGGTTACCACGTCAAAGATGGATTGTATCAAGGGGAACCCCTTAAAGACAGATTAACCGACCATCCGGAGCTGCAAGGGTTAATTAAACATTTTTTAAAGGTAATCGGCGAACCGTTTGAGGGCAAATTCAGGATAGATTCAAATGCCTGGGTTAATAAAGACCTGCGCATTTTAAATAAACATTCAGAATATAAAGGCAAATTGCAAAATAATGTTGCCCAATATTGCAAATACGAGGAAGGTGTTCCCTGCGACGAACCACAATCGCAAGATTCATTGACGGACGACGAACCACCGTTTTAATTGAAACAAAAAGAGGTATCAGAATGCAGAGATACAAGTTAGGAATTATTTTCATTATCTGTTCTTTATTGTTTTTTACCGGATACGGATTAAACATCGGCCGGGCATTACATTGCGACTTCAAATCACCATATAAAGCGGAGGTGATCAGAGCCGTTGGCGTATTTGTGCCACCAGTCGGGTTTGTTCTGGGGTTTATTTCAATAGAAGACTAAAGGAAGCCACAATGTTTACAAAACTGCGAGAGATCGAAGTCTGGGAGAATAAGGATTGTCTTGAGGAGCATGAAACTGAGGCTAAACATCTTCTGGACTTTTATAAGCATTGTGATTATCCAGATGATCACTATTTTCCTGTTCAACTAAGTCTAATTTATTCTGAAGGAGAGTTCTATAAACTGAATGTCCTTCATGGGGCGGCTTGGCTGCGAAGCGTAGTGCTGGGCAAAGATTCAATTAAAGAATCTTTTTCTTGCAATGCGAAACTGTCACCAGAAGAAGAATATTCCGTGAGTGATTCGTCAAAAGACGGATTCAGCTGGCTTACGAGCAAAATGGAGGTGATCGCAAATCTTACTTATGATGAAAGGGATCACACTTTTGTAGAAAAATTGCATCTGAGGAACATGGGGTTTCTTGGTAAAAAAATATTCATGGAAGGAGATTGAGCATGCGAAAGGAACTTGAAGCCGCCACAAAAGACCTGCTGGAAAAAGCAAAAAACGTTGCCAGGACCATAAGGATGGCCTATGACTGCTTCGACTTAGAGGAAAAAACGGCTGAAATAATCTGTCCACATTGCAGATACTTGTTTAATGCTAGCTTTAGGTATTCAGACGTTCAGAATGGAGGCCTTGTTGCCTGCGAAAGCTGTGATAAGCAATTCGAACTTTTTCAGTTTCGGGAGACTCTATATAGGGCGCAGCGCATAAGTTGCGACGACCAATCACCACGCCAGCTTCATCAGTTCGGGCTTCCCTGGCATACTGATATCGATCAGGCCTTTTGTGATAAATTTCACAGGGATCGACAAAGTAACGTGAAAATAATAGAGCCTCATCGAATTTGGCGAATAAAGTGCAGGCGTTGCGACTCATCGAGGACAATGCAAACCAGGGTTGGCAGCGAATTCCCTGCTGCAGACATGCTGCCGGGCGGTGAGTTAATAACTACCGATGAGTAAGGAATAACGGCGCAAATTAGGACGCTGAGCCAGAAAGTCTTATGAGATGGGGAGTTGACACGATAACCAATAACGGAGAAGCCGATGAGAAAACTTAATAATTTGACACGCAGAAAATAAAAATGCTATTAAACACCTATGGAGGAAGTATTTAGTCTAACAACCAATAACTTGTGGGGAGGAAGTTGACATGGAAAACATAATGACGTGGGTGTTTTGGGGAATTGTTGGGTATTTAGCGTTAAGTCTTTATCGTTTTACAAGGAAGCCTTTATGGAAAACAAGATTGATGGTGTGGATTGTTGTATCGGGATTAATGTGGTGCCCTATTACCCTCGTATGGGCCTACTGGCATCCCGTAAAAAGTTCGGGGCATGTCATAGGAGTAACGGCAAGAGGGGGGCATGCGTGGAAGAAATTCAAAAAAGCAATAGCACGTTTGGACAAGAAAATAGGGAGGGTAACGCCCAAATGCCTAATAAAAACTCAAAAAGACACAAAAAGCCTGCTCATGCCAGGATTAGTACAGGAAATAGCACGCGATTGTGGGTTGCCTAGTATGAAGCCTAAAATATCGTTACCGCAAAAGATCTGGCGATTTTGCTGGGGTTTGCCTAAAAAGGCAATAGGAGTATTGATATGAAGTTGTTCTTTTACTTGACGGCGTGTGGCGTTTGTGGTACATTATGGGTGTAAGGGAAAGGGGGACTTGCCATGATAAGAAGATGCTGTGTCAAATTTTGTGGAAAAATTCTAGGAGAAAAACCGCCGTATGATGATAAACGGGTAACCGACACTTATTGCCCCGAGCATTATAAGGAAAAAATGGCAAAGCTGATGGAACGGAAAGAGCAGATGATGGAAGATGGAACATATGGGAAAAGGGGCCGCAAATGATAGAGCACAAGGACATAACAACTCATTGGCGCACGTTTTATATTGAGGAAAGAGACATCGTCCTTGGGCTTGTAACTATAGAATTGAAGTTTAAGGTAAAATTTGACATGCAAATCCCGTCATGGTGCGTATCTAAAATAAAAATAATGTCCTTTCAGGCAGAACATGGCCTTGATTTTGATAAAGATTGGCGTCCTGGTTGCGAAATGAATGTGATGATACTTAAGGCGGAATCGAATATGGTAGAAATGGCATTAAGGGAGGAGTCGTGATGGTGGAGCATAAAGAAATCTCAGATCATTGGCGCACGTTTTTGATTGAGGAAGAGACTGAGAATCTTGGGCTTATAACTGTAAAGTTGAGGTTTAAACCGGAGTTTTTTAAAAATCCCGTGCCATTATGGCTGACCGATATCCCTGACTTCACCGGATGGTGGATAAAAGAAATAAAAGTGTTGTCGATTGAGACAAAGAACGGCCTTGATTTTGATGATGAGGCGGAGGACGGCATAATGTCTGTAGCGATTTCTGAAATGATATTCAATAGTTATGACGCCATGATTGACCAGGTGCTCAGAGAGGAGCCGGAATGATGAACGATAGCAGAACTATGAAAAAGGGAGATATCCGACTGCGGCCTAAAACATTAGCCGCGTTGAACAAAGAGGCGAAAAAAAGAGAGCGTCCCTGGAGCACATTTGCTCGCGAACTGCTCGAACATTCGGTGAAGACGCTGAAATCAAAGAGCAAAATACTTGACTTGAGGGAGGTGTAAAGTTGCTAAAAAAAAGCATTGAATTGATGAGAATAAGTGTGCCAGGCGAGGGTGCAGGGGATGTAACCGCAGCATTATCCGTTGGGTCGTATCACTCATCACCTGTAAAAAAGTATATTGAAGAATATGGGCTGAAGGGGCGGAATCAGATACGAAAATCACTTAAATATTTGCTTGCAGTGATTAATAATGAATACGACGAATCTGCTCAGCGGAATAAGAATGCAACTGTCATTTAAGGTCCCGATAATCAAGGCGTACTATCGAACAACGCAGAGGGCGAAATGGGTAGATCCAGGATACAAAAAATATCGGAATTTCAAATTGCTTGTGCGGACATGTTATTTACTGGCCCTGTTGGACTCAAAGTTGTTATCACCGGAAAAACTCGTTGCGATACAGACAATGTATTCAAAGGCGTCGCTGATGCGCTCCAAGGAGTTGCTTACGACAATGATCGGGAAGTCAAAGCCGGAAAATTTTATCACAGTGACCATTACGAATTAATGAAAAGGCTTGATCGGGCATGCACAAAATTTTAATTGATAGTCAGCGATATCCGAAGATTAATCAGGAGAAAACCGAAATATTTTCGGATATTGTTTTTAACATAATGGTAATTATTATCGTTCTGATACCGATTGGGATTCAATCTTTTACTATTTTGGAGTTAAAGGGACATTTAGTCACTCAGGGAAAAAGAGTTAAGGCGGTTTTTGATGAATCAAGGAGGATTCACCTAAACGAGACCATAAACTTGCGACATGAGATTTATTCCTTAAAACGCGAACTCGCGGCGACAAAAAAGGTCAATGAAATGACGAAAAACAAGAGCATGAACAGGGTTTATGAGGACTATATTTCTATAATGAAAGGACAACCGACATGAGTTCGCGCCGAGAAATAATCCTAATTATTATTTTCAATGTTATTGTAGCTCTTGCTATTGTCAGCTCGAGGTTTGACATCTTTTCTGTGCCGGAGAAAGGGGGTTGGGGGATGCCCGTTGTTTCAAATATCGCTGAGCAGTCTCCTTTAGTCTTTTATGAGACGAGAGATGTCTGTAGTGTTTCGGAAATTACTGACTGTGAGTTACACCTTGCCCCGAACCTAGGGGACGTTTGGTTTTCGAAAGACGCGGAAGGGAATTCCTTTTTAGAACTAAATTCCAACGTGATTTGCTCTTCATTGAAAAACGGGGTCTCCAATTCAGTAACAATTGAAAAAGGCAAGTACCGACTTAGCCGCGGCATAAACGACCTTGAAGTTAAAAAGAAGGTCAATAAAATGACAAAAAACAAGAGGGAGGGCGAGCAAGATGATTAAAGAAATAATTACCATACGGACAGCCGATAACTCCCCCATGGTGTTATGCCATGAGAATAAAAAACTGATTTGGAGGTAAAGAAATGGAAAACTACGAAAAAAAGGCGAAAGAGTATATGTCTCGTGTGGATAAGTTGGCGTGGAACATGTTAAAAAAACGTTCCAACGTGCCTGATGTCTATTGGTACCCCGATATACCTATTTTCAAAGTGCAAACAGCAGAAATGGAGGGAAAAAATGATTAATGATTAAAGAAGTAATTGCCATGAGGGATATTGTAACTTTCGAAACGAGTTAGAAACCAGCTTGATAAAAACGGAGGAAAAATAAAATGATTAACCGCGAAGAGACCGTATCCTCGCCAGAAGTAGAAGAAATTGCCGAAAAGGTTCATTCCGCATGGTGGAAAGAAAAGAAAAAACAAGGTTTCCACGCACCCTTCGAGTGCAAAAGTTGCTCTGCAAAAGAGGCCAGGGCACAGGATCTTAAATCTTTGGGGCATTACGAATTTCCGAAGTTCTTCCGCTTTTGCTCCAAGTGTCACACGGATATGTACCCCTATTCTGAGTTGCCTGAAAAGGTGAAAGATTATGATAGAGTGACCGTTGTCGCCGTTTTAACGGCAATTAACACCCTGGAAATAGAAGAAAGGAGGAAAAATAAATGATTAATACTTTATTAGCAGCAGCATTAGCGTTTCAGTCGATAGTCCCAACAATGTGGCCGATACCATCAAAATATACGACTATGTATAGCGAGCTAACGTTTAACGAAAAAGGAGGCTTTCGTGACGGGAAGTTTGCGCACCCGATAACTCTCAAACGGTGCGCACTGTACATCGACAAAAAAACGGGGCTTATTTACCAGGAAGGTATTCTTTACAACAGCCCGCGCCACATAAGCGACGCAAGGTTCATTATGATGACTGACGGGGTGATGTACGCGAACCTGAAGAATGGGTGTGATCTTATGTTCATCGACCGGCAGATCGACTTCAACAATAGATACAACATTGCAAGTGGTGGATATTTCATTGTAAGGAACGGTCGGCTTCGAGGCGTGAATCTTACCATGCGTTGGTTTGAAAACGAACCACGCAAGTACATGCAGCTTGTGACACGTCTTCTTAATCTGAACGTTAATCTCAAGAAGGTGCCAATTGTCATAACGGTTGACGGGAAAAGCGTTGTAACGGAAGTTAAGCAGTTTGACGACACACACTACGTCCTTGAAAGAATGGCGTGAAAATGACGGGGCTATCAAAAGCCTAAGGGAGGCTAAAGTTGTCGAAGCTGGATAAAGAGTTTGGCGGTGACGGTTCCGGTTACGGTTCCGGTTACGGTTACGGTTACGGTGACGGTGACGGTGACGGTGACGGCTACGGGTGAATAAAATGGGCGCAAGAACAATGAAAATATATTAACTAAAAAAAAAAAGGAGAAGTGAAATAATGATTAACATAGATGAATTTACGGTAGGGCAAATTAAGGAAATAAAAAAGATGGTTACTTGCACGGAAAGTGTCAAAGGGGGAACGTTGAATGGTCAAGTAGGGGAAGACGTTATCATTCGAACCTACTCAGCCGGGGTCTGGTTTGGCAAGTTGTCCGAAAAGGCCGGATGCGAAGTAATTCTGACGGATGCGCGCAGGATGTATCGATGGCATGCGCAGGTATCAATAACGCTGAGTGGTATCGCCGCCCATGGAATCGATGAAAACCAAAGTAAAATTTGTGGGCCAGTAAAAAGAGTATGGCTACAGGCTATTGAGATATTGAGTATGACTGATGTGGCTATCAAAAGCCTAAGGGAGGCTAAAATTGTCGAAGCTGGCTAAAGAGTTTGGTGGTGACGGTTCCGGTTTCGGTGACGGTTCCGGTTTCGGTTTCGGTTACGGTGACGGTTCCGGTTCCGGTTACGGTTCCGGTGACGGTAGCGGTGACGGTGACGGTTACGGTGACGGTTCTGGTTGATGACACACAGAGAAAAAAGGGAGAACTAATTATGGGAGAATTCTGTGGGGCGTGTAGGTGGGATGACTTTAAAGAGTGGGCGGCTGCTGACAGAGACACCTGTCAATGCTGTAAAAAGGGTAGTGAATTTACTGAGCACAGTTAATAATCGAGCCAAAATGAAGCCAGGCTTGATATTAACTGTTAAGAGGTGGTTGACTAGGAGGAAAACCATAACAAGCCCGACAGTTGGCACTATATCATTCAGAGGATGAAAATGCAAGAAGAAAGGGTATCTTCCGACTAATGAACAAGATCGCGCGCGAGACAATAATAAAGGAACTATGGAGTATTTATGCAGAATGCTGCGAGCCCGGATGGGACGGCTATGGAGCGGCGCCCATCCCTATTAAGGCAGTAATAAATGCTGAAAAATTAATAAAAGAACTGCCGACCGGCACTCCACCGCCAGAACTCTGCCCTGCCCCGTACGGTACAAACTCGGCGCCTGACGGGGAAATCTCGATAGAATGGTATAGAAACAAAGATAATATAATTAGCATTGCCGTTAACGCAAAAAACACAGTTGGCTGGCTAATCGAAATTGATGGCGTGGTTGAGACAGGTGAGTATTCAAGGGAAACCGAGCCACTGCTTGAAACTGAATTATTCCATAGGTTGAGACTTTTCACTAAGTGGGAATAAACCGCCAGACCCTTTAAGCCTCAACAACTGAAGCAACGCCTCATTATACGCACTTTGCTTCGTCAATAACTGTTCAATTGATCCCTGTTTTTCTTTAATCAACTGCACATCACAATATGCCTGGTAGCCCTTGAATGAAAAAGTCAAAAAAGCAATGACCCCTAGAAGGCTGGCTATCAATCGATTATAATCAAATTTGTCGCTCACTTTAAGAAAAGACGCATGTTTGACAAACGCCCCCTCGTTAGCGCTACGTGTGCAGAAGTAAAAGATCCAGGATTGTACGAGTTGCTGGGTATCTTCAACGGAAGAACGCGAATCGTCTGGTAAACCTCCGCGACAAGCTCACTACAAAAAAAATATTTAAGGTTTTCCCTCGCCCTTAAACCCGGGATTGCCGCGCAAATCATCTCGCCCCATCTCCGTTCGTAGGGGATTCCCATCACAGCCTTACGAAGATCCTTGAAGGCAATGACATCTGAACTTTCCAGCGCAACATCTTCCAGTTGGCGAACATACACATCACCATCATACGAATGTACCCGTTCGCTCAAAAAAACAAGATTTACGCCCCTTATGACTTCCCCTGAAAAAACATTCTTTGACTTGCTTCCTCCGGTACTCTCAAAAAGCAGAACAGCGTCAATCTCTGGCACCCTAACGACAACGCCAATATGACTGATCTTTGACCGAGTAAAAAAACGAATAATTTTACTCGTAATCGAGGTGCCCGAAAATAAAACAAGATCGAAAGTTTTTAATTTGTCTCTGAACTCAAAGTAGGTTGAGGCTTCCATGTCACTAATCCTTCAATCGTTCCGCCGTAGCAATAGCCAAGGTTGTCTCAGCTATCTTGCTTGCAAACGATTCTGATTTTGCATTATGACTAAAAGCCCCAACGCCGTCAAGTGTCATCTTTGCTTCAGTATTCGCATTAGATTCAATTATCGCAATTGGGTACTGGTAATCAGCGACCTTCTTGCCAGTAACGAGCCCATTGCCAACACGAGGAACAAGGTGTATCCCGTCAGGGTCATGGTAAAATCTTGTCCAGCTTTTTGTGCTTCCGCAGCCGAAAACAAATAAACATAAACTCATCAAAACAATACTATTAATTTTCATTCTCAAGCAACCTTTCTTTTTCAATCTGCAATGTCAAGCGCGTCAATACCTGAAAGGCCCGCAACGGGACTCTCGCTACGCCGGGATGGCGAGGCAGCTGAGGTCGCCCGCCTATCGTCCCGCTCTGTCTCGTTTATTATTTCCATTATTTTGCCGCCAAACCCTACTCTTGATTTGTCGTAGATCCTTATTAGCGATTGCGCTATCTGCGGATTCTTTATCAGTGATTGTTTAATAGTCTCCCTTGGTGTCGCTGCAACCCATGCCGCAACTCTAGTCTTCACCGCCACACTGCTCAACGTTTTGTCTAACGCTGCCGCCCCAAGGCCATAGGCTAAATACTTAGGCTCACCACTCTGAAGCCCCGCGAGAACAGCGGTTCCGTAACCAGTGATTCGCGCGCCGAGCCCAACAAGATTTAGCCGCTGACTAAGAACATCTCGATACTTTGTTGCGGATTCCGCAGAGATAAGATTTGCCAGTCGCTCGCTCAACCTTTCGGCCTTAGGCTCCGCCGCAATAATTTTTTGCTTTACGGCACCATAGACCTTCTTGAGCGCCTTATTTGCGATATCATCATCACTTGACCCCTCCCTCGTCCACCGCGTAAGTTTCCCTATTGATGTCTTTAAGTCTGCTGCGGTGGTTAAGGGCACTTCCCCGTCGGGAAAATTATCAAGCAAATCGTCTTGGATATCTCTAAGCCGATTGATAATTGTTTTATTAGAGCGAGGATATTTACTAAGATTCGCTATTTCGTCATCTAGCAGTTTAAAGGAAGACCGCACCTCAATCTGTTTCGGATTCTTTGACAGCACCGACTTCAATTCAGTGTGAACCTTGGTTAATCTTGCATTTAGCTTATTTGCTAGATCGCTATAACTGTTGGCCTTTATTCCTTCTGTTGCAACCGCCATTCCTGGATTCTTCCCGTATGAAAAATCTTTTTTCAATGGTCGAATCAAAGAATTAACAACCCTTCCCGCCAATTTATTCCTATATTTAGGCAATTGCTTCACTATCGCCCCAGCCCTGCCAAGCCCTGACGTTGCGGCGGGGATAGCTGCGCCAACTAGGCCGCCCTTTGCTCTTTCTTTTAATCCTATCAGGTCATCCGATGGGGCTCTTGCTGCACCTAATGCCGCGCCTGCGCCGATCGCACGCTTAACGGACACCGCGCCCTTTCCAATTCCTAACATTTTAAGCAACGGGTTTTTAAATCCACCAGCTACGCTTGCCACAAATTCACCAGCCTTGCCAACCTTAGAACTGGCCCGTGGCAATTCGATCCCTGCTTTTCTTAACAGCGATTTTGGATAATTCATGAGCATTTCATTAAAAAACGCCGCAGGTAGAGTAATTAATTCCTGTGCTGTTTTGGCGGTGGCTGCCAAATAAGGATGCGACCTCCGCATGTCCTCCGTCACTTCAGCCCCAACCGCTTCGAAAAAGGGCTTCGGCCGCTGTTGTTGAGGTTGGGTTGCTTGGCCACCAGGAGCACCCCCGCTTATCCCTAAAAAAGGGTTTTCGGATTCCCCGGCTCTACCTGGGGCCAGGGTGTTGTCTTGATCCCCGCTAAGTGCTAAAAATGGATTTGCCACGGAGTCTCCTTTTTAAAAAAATTCACGATAATTTTCAATGTCAAAATTCGCCTCTTCTAACTGCTGGGCAATAACCTCGGGGCTGACCCCGTTTTCTTTTTGCTGCGCGATCATTGCAACAACATCTTGATTTATCTGAGGTGATCCATCGGATCCCTGCTCGACTTGCCCTCCACCAGATGAAGGGGCCGCGTCTGACGGTTTTTTGTAAACCGTATCATAGTCTCGCCCCATTGCTGTTCTATAAAAGAAATCAATGTCGCCTTGAAAAACTTCTAGCAACCCAGAGATTGTCGCTGAGTTGAAAGATGCGGTTTTTCCTATGCCGGGGAATACCCGATCATATTCGATCCCCTCATTTACTCCGAATGCTAGACCCGTCACATCGCGCCGATATCTCTGCTTTGCGGAAAGAATCTTTGTCGCGATTTTCCTTAATTCCGGTTGCAATGTCGTTCCGGCCCGCCGTGCCAAGTTTTCTAGCGAGCCTGAGAGAAGGTTTGTATCCCCACCCTTGCTCTCATATTCATCAAGATCATCACGAATCTGGCCAAGGAACTCTATCGTTCGCTCTTTCCCTCTTATTTTATTTCTTTTTTCTGTTGGGGCCTCTTTTACGGAGAGAAGTTTCAGCATGTCTCTTGCCCGGCCCCTATCTTTTGAAGCAAGCGTATCATCAAGCCGCTCCAAGATTTCCTGCGCGCGGATATCCG